TTCTACAGTACCTTTTGTTTCAGGCTGTCTGGCCCTACACAAACGAACTTTAAATCCAAAGTCCTTAGCCAGCTGACTTATTGCATCTGTAGGCCGCTTAGACTTTGCATTGATATTTGCAACCGTTACCTTTGATGATTCAGCCGACAGCAGTGAGGTTGAATTCCTTTTGGAGCAGCTTTTAGAAAGAGGTTTTGAAGCAGAGGTTGCTGTAAACGAAGAAGCCTGCTACGAGCCCACAGAAACGCCAGAAACGGGCGATACGCTTGAGTTAAGCGTTACAGTACCATTTGATAAGATGGGGCTTGGAAACCTGACAAACCTTTTAGAATCAAAGGGGGAGCTTATCAAAAGGGCCCTTGGCATTGACGACATCCGAATTGAAATGAATGAGGATAGCATCACATTCCCTTGGTTTAGGGAAGCCAACCCGGAAGACATGATGACCTACACAAAATTTATTGCAGCCCTTTGTAAGATGTCAAAGGAACAGAAGCGCATTTCCTCCAAGCAAAAGAATATTGTGAATGAGAAATATGAATTCAGATGTTTCCTTTTACGACTTGGATTTATTGGAGACGAGTCAAAGTCAGATAGAAAAATCTTGATGAGAAACCTTTCTGGCTCAGCAGCTTTCAAAAGAGTAAGCAAGGGAGGAGAGGAAGAATGAGATACCCTTCAAGAGAAAAAATTGAAAGATTAAGGAGCCAGTACCCTGCAGGTTGCAGGGTAGAGCTTCTTGTAATGGATGACCCGCAAGCACCTCCGGTTGGAACCAAGGGAACTATACTTGGTGTCGATGATATTGGCAGCATTATGGTGGCCTGGGATAATGGCAGTGGTCTGAATGTTGCTTATGGCAAAGATAGCTGCAAAGTTGTGAAAAATAATATAGTGGATTAAGTATCAATTATTCTTATAGATAGGGGATAAATTACACAATATATCGCACAGATTATTGTTGCATTTATGATGAAAATTAACTGGATATGTGTGTGTTTTAGAGCGAATATGTACTTACCGAAAGGGAAAACACATTAGGAGGACAAAGCAATGTTTCATGAAGGTACAATAGGAATTCCACAGAAGGGCAGCAACAAAATGATAGCCGCACATTATTGGGTAAAGGCTTTTGAAGAAGGAAGCGAATGGGGCATAAACGGAGGCAGAATTAGTAAGCTGAGCATTAAAATCAACGGAGTTTTTACAGCCAACTATGATAGAGGCTGGGACATCGAACCGGACGAGAAAGACGAAGCAACACAAATTGCCTACTGCATTTTATTACAGAATTATAACTAAACTAAAGTACCCAGAGGAATGGGACCGGGAGACCGGTCTTGTTCTTGTAGGTATTTTACTTACAGAAAGAGGTGATGCTAATTGGCAAAGAAATATAAGCCAACGAGGTTCATGGCTAAAGATTCTTATTATGATGAGGATGCAGCCAATTATGCAGTGAATTTCATTGAGTGTTTATGTCATACCAAGGGAACCTGGGCTGGTAAAAAGTTCAAGCTTCTTGAATGGCAGGAAGAAATCATACGGGACTTATTTGGTGTCCTAAAACCAAATGGTTATAGACAATTTAATACCGCTTATGTAGAGATACCTAAGAAGAATGGGAAGAGCGAGCTTGCTGCGGCAATCGCTCTTTTACTCTGTTGTGGTGATGGTGAACAAAGAGCTGAAATCTATGGCGCAGCAGCGGACAGGGGCCAGGCGACAATCGTATTTGATGTTGCAGCGGATATGGTACGTATGTGTCCAGCACTTAATAAAAGGTGCAAGATACTGACAGCATCAAAGCGAATCGTTTATACACCAACTAATAGTTTTTACCAAGTGTTATCTGCAGAGGCTTACTCAAAGCATGGTTTTAATATTCATGGGGTTGTGTTTGACGAGCTTCATACGCAGCCTAATAGAAAGCTGTTTGATGTTATGACAAAAGGTTCTGGTGATGCCAGAATGCAGCCGCTTTATTTTTTAATTACAACTGCAGGAACCGATACGAATTCTATATGTTATGAAACGCATACAAAAGCATTAGATATTCTGGAGGGAAGAAAACACGATGCAACATTCTACCCTGTTATTTATGGAGCAGCCAATGAAGAAGATTGGACAGACCCTAGAGTATGGAAGAAAGCTAATCCGTCCCTTGGTGAAACGATAGGTATGGATAAAGTCGAGGCAGCATGTAACTCCGCGAAAGAAAGTCCTGGTGAGGAGAACTCATTCAGACAGCTTCGTCTAAATCAATGGGTGAAGCAGGCAGTTAGGTGGATGCCGATGGAAAAATGGGATGCATGTGCATTCCCTGTTAATCCGGAGGATTTGGAAGGTAGGATTTGTTATGGAGGATTAGACCTTTCCAGTACAACTGACCTTACTTCATTTTGCTTGTTGTTTCCACCAGAGGATGAAAATGAACCGTACTACGTTCTTCCACACTTTTGGGTTCCAGAAGATACCCTGGATCTAAGAGTGAAAAGAGATCATGTTCCTTATGATATTTGGAAGCGTCAAGGCTATATTCAAACCACAGAAGGTAATGTTGTCCATTATGGATATATTGAAAAGTTTATAGAACATTTAGGTGAGATTTACAACATCAGAGAGATTGCATTCGATAGATGGGGAGCAGTTCAGATGGTTCAGAACTTGGAAAACATGGGATTTACAGTTGTTCCTATGGGCCAGGGGTTTGCTTCAATGTCACCACCAACAAAGGAACTTATGAAGCTTACCTTTGAAAGAAAACTAGCTCATGGAGGGCATCCGGTACTCCGGTGGAATATGGATAATATCTTTATTCGTACAGACCCTGCAGGGAATATCAAAGCAGATAAAGCAAAATCGACGGAGAAGATTGATGGTGCTATTGCATGTATTATGGCTCTTGATAGAGCAATTCGTTGTGGCAATGATACCAACGAAAGTGTTTATGATAATCGTGGATTATTAGTATTTTAGAAGGAGAGTGAGGCTTATGGGAATATTCAGTGGATTATTCAGGGGCAGAGATGCACCAACGAATAGAACTAATGGTAGTGCTTATAGTTTTTTTATGGGAAATTCTGCATCCGGGAAAAGAGTAAATGAAAGAAGTGCTATGCAAATGACAGCAGTATATTCCTGTGTGCGTATTCTTTCGGAGGCGATAGCAAGTCTACCACTTAATATTTATCGGTACAACGAGGAAGGTGGAAAAGAAAAAGCCTACGATCATCCGCTGTTTCGATTACTGCATGATGAGCCCAATCCGGAAATGACATCGTTTATTTTCAGAGAAACACTTATGACGCATTTGCTTCTTTGGGGAAATGCATATGCACAGATAATTAGAAATGGCAAAGGTGAGATTATAGCGTTATACCCTTTAATGCCAGACCGAATGAGTGTGGATAGAGACAAAAATGGAAAGTTATATTACAGCTATTCAAAGAGTTCAGATGATGCACCAACGATGGAAGGATCAACGGTAATTCTTGACCCGTCTGATGTTCTTCATGTTCCTGGTTTGGGATTTGATGGCCTCGTAGGTTATAGTCCCATTGCGATGGCAAAAAATGCAATAGGTCTTGCGATTGCAGCAGAAGAATATGGATCAAAATTTTATGCGAATGGTGCTGCACCTTCTGGGGTATTGGAACACCCAGGAACATTAAAGGACCCAGGAAGAGTAAGAGAAAGCTGGAATGCAGCCTTTGGTGGCAGTTCAAATAGTCATAAGATTGCGGTACTAGAAGAAGGTCTCAAATACACACCGATATCAATATCTCCAAATGAAGCACAGTTTTTGGAGACCAGAAAGTTTCAAATCAATGAAATTGCTCGAATTTTCAGAGTGCCACCGCATATGGTTGGTGACCTTGAGAAGTCGAGCTTTTCTAATATTGAGCAGCAATCACTTGAATTTGTGAAGTACACATTGGACCCGTGGGTTATCCGATGGGAACAGGCACTTTACAAGATACTTCTTAACGAAGAAGAAAAGAGTACTTATTTCTTTAAGCTAAATGTAGAAGGATTACTTCGTGGTGATTATGCGAGCCGTATGAATGGATATGCGACAGCCAGGCAAAATGGCTGGATGAGTGCAAATGACATTCGAGAGCTGGAGGATTTAGATAGAATTCCAGCTGAGTTTGGCGGTGATTTATATCTTGTGAATGGCAACATGCTGCCACTGGCATCTGCTGGTGCGGCTTATGCAAATAATGAAAAGGAGGAGACGAATTCTGATGAAAGCAAAGAAGAAGTTCTGGAATTGGAAAAATCAAATAGAAGCGGACGAAGGTCAAGAAAGTCAGTATAGGGTTCTTGAGTTATATGGAACTATCGCGGAAACATCATGGTTTGATGATGATGTGACGCCACAGATGTTTCATGATGAGCTCTTTTCGGATAATGGTCCTGTAACTGTTTGGATCAATTCCCCTGGTGGAGACTGCATTGCAGCAAGCCAGATTTATAGCATGCTTATGGATTATCCAAGTGATGTAACGGTCAAGATTGATGGAATCGCAGCTTCGGCAGCTTCCGTTATTGCGATGGCCGGAACCACAGTGTTAATGGCGCCAACTGCGCTGATGATGATCCACAATCCAATGACTATGGCCTATGGAAATCATGAGGACATGGAAAAGGCAATCGGAATGCTGGATGAGGTTAAGGAGAGTATCATCAATGCTTATGAAATCAAAACCAGTATGACAAGAGCAAAGTTGTCGCATCTTATGGATTCTGAAACATGGATGAATGCAAATAAAGCAATTGAGCTAGGTTTTGCAGATGACATTCTGACAGATGAAAAGAAGAACGCAGGAGATGTTCCTGCATATGCATTTTCTGGAAAGGACACTGAGACAAGACTTATGAATAAGATCATGACTCATTTTAAACCAGAAAATAAGACAAAGGTAACACCTGCACAGGCAGCAGCTATTCCGGCAGAAAAACCTGCCACAGAAACGAAGCCAGTGGAAGCAAAGGAAGAGACTGGTACATCAATCAATGAGCTTGAAAAAAGGCTCAATCTTATCAAACCTTAAGGAGGACAATACAATGAGTAAGATTAATGAATTACGCACACAGCGTGCAAAAACCTGGGACCAGACTAAGTCATTCTTAGAGTCCCATCGTAATGAAAAAGGTATTCTTTCAGCAGAGGACACACAGACCTATGAAAGAATGGAGCAGGAAATTGTTGATCTTGGGCGTGAAATTGAACGCCAGGAGAAGATGGACGCAATGGAAAGAGAACTTGCAGCACCAACAGCGGCTCCTATCACCGTAAAACCAGAAAACAAAAAGAAAGATGAAAAGACAGGACGTGCTTCAGATTCTTATAATCGTGCATTCTGGGATCAGGTGCGTGCAAAGGATGGTATTCCTTATGAAGTACGTAACGCACTTTCAGAGGGTGTCGATACAGAAGGCGGATATCTTGTACCAGATGAGTTTGAAAAGACTCTTGTTCAGGCCCTTGAAGCGGACAACATTGTACGTGCAAATGCGCATGTCTTTACAACTGCAAATGGTGTTCATAAAATCCCGATTGTGGCAACAAAGGGTGTAGCAAACTGGATTGATGAAGGTGCATCCTACGGTGAAAGTGATGATGTATTTGGTCAGGAGCAGATTGACGCTCATAAGATTGGTACTATTGTTAAGGTGTCTGAAGAGCTTCTTAATGACTCTGCATTTGACCTTGAAGCATACTTCCGTTCTGAATTTGCTAGACGTATTGGAAACAAGGAAGAGGAAGCTTTTCTTATTGGTGATGGTAGCAAGAAGCCAACCGGTATTCTTAATGCTACAGGTGGTGCTGATATTGGAGTTACTGCTGCAAGTGCAACAGCGGTTACAGCAGATGAAATCATTGATCTCTATTACAGCTTAAAGTCACCTTACCGTAAGAATGCTATCTGGGTTCTTAACGATTCTACAGTTCGTGCTATCAGAAAACTTAAGGATAACAATGGGCAGTACTTATGGCAGCCAGCACTTCGTGATGGTGAGTTCGATACCCTTATGGGTAAGAAGATTGTCACAAGTGCATATGCACCAGAGATGGAAGCAGGGGCTAAGACGGTTCTCTTTGGTGACCTTTCTCACTATTGGATTGGCGATCGCCAGGGCATTACCTTCAAACGTCTGAATGAGCGTTATGCTGATTTAGGGCAGGTTGGTTTCCTTGCATCTAAGAGAGTTGACGGTAAACTTATTCTTCCTGAAGCTATCAAGGTATTACTTGAGTTTCCGCAGTTTTATCCACAACTGCGGATTTTATCAGTTTTACAATAAACAACTTTCAAAAAATGCCCAAAATATAAGGAATCCAGACTCTT